CCCTGCACCACCTACGAAACGCTCAACGTGCTCGAGTTCTGCTACGCGCAACTCATCATCGGCACGACGCTCACCACCAGGACCGACGACCCAAGCCCTGGTCCCACGCGCCTCTACCTGCCCGCCACGGAAGCGGCGGCAGTCAATCCAGCCATCTCGAACTACGTGGCAGGAGGCCACGCCGCCGCCGATTACACGTTCTGGGAGTTCTCCGACGAGCTTCTGCGGCGGCGGATGACGAAGTTCAAGGGGTCGTCCACTACAGCTATCGGGCAGACGGTGGACACCACTAGTTCTTCGGGCGCGCTCTCCGAGATCGACCGCCAGTACGTGAGCGATCCGATGGTGGCGGGAATCACCTTCACCAAGTTCAAGACCCACGTTACCGCCCAGATCAGAGCGTCAGAGGTGAACGCGGCGGATAGCGTCACCCCAATCGGCGGTGTCCGCATCTATAGCCAGGACGGCACCACCCTACGAGCGACGCTCCTGCCTGTGGACTTCTATTGGGGCTACGACACAGTGAACGCTCTGTGCGCCCAGGGCTGCTACTCGGAGCTTGGGACCACAGCCCTCAACGAGACGATCTTCAAGCGCGCCCTGGTGCAGGAGACGTACACCACCGTGGAAGGGGACCGCCTGGTGTGGGACCTTGGCGGACGGCGACACGACATATCGGAGGCGGCTCAGTTCAGCTTCTACTACGGCGAGAGCGCCGCCGACTGCGATCAGACGGACAGCACCAACACCAACAACTGCTCACCCTGGATCGAGTTCAGCAACGACATAGATTTCCAGACCGACCCGACGAGCCTGCCGCGCCCGCCGTTCTTCGGTCGTTTCCTATAAGGTTTCACCACTGACGACCCATCGGTCGCCACTTACCAAAGGAGCAGCGTCCATGAAGTTGAGCAAGTTCTTCGTGGCTACGGGTTTCTACCCGCCGCCGGTCCGGTTCGCCAACCACGAGTTCGATGAAGTGGCGAAGGTCGCCATCATCCCCTACGACGCGGCGATCCAGGGCGGCGCGGTGGGTGCCCGTCTTCTCCCCGGCATCCTGCCGGTGGGGGCCATCGTCTACGGCGGGTTCGCAGAAGTGCTGGAAGCGGTCACGGACGGAGTGGCCGACGCCGCCACCATCGCGGTCGAGGTCGCCGGTACTCCGCTGATCGCAGCGACCGCCGTCCTCACCGCAGGACTCGTGGGCTTCTACGAGTACCTGATCCCCGCCGACGATCCGACCGAGTACGTCAAGCTCACCCAGGCGATGGCCGACGACCACGAGGATCAGTTGAAGCTGACCGTCGCCGGTCTGCCGCTCACCGCTGGCCGGATCAACTTCTACATCTTCTACATCATGAGCCGGGACAACTTCCACTTCGAGGGTCCGGCGCTCCCGCTGCTGTAGGCCAGTCCGTTCCCCTGTCCTGACAGCAAAAGGCCCCCGCCCAGGTAACTCTGGACGGGGGCCTTTCCTTGTAGAGGCTAGAATCCTATCGGCTGGCCCTGGCAGCCCGCCGATAGCGTCGCTCGCCCTGGGCCGGTGGTAGGGCAGGCACAGCGGGGGCGGTGCCTCCTGGGGCCACCTGGAGGGGCCTGAGCGGGTCGTTACGGTCCATATGGTCTATAAGCCCTGCTAATTCTGCGCGATCGCCACGGTCGAGGCCAGCCACCTGGCCAGCGCCGTAGAGGGAGGAGTGTCCCCGAGACTCAGGCGGGCAGGAGCGCAGGTACTCGAGCCTCGCCTGAATCTCGGCGTCCGTCAGCGGACGGATCAGCTTGGGGGCGGAACGATGACGACACTGGTCGCCACCGAACAACGCTCGTCGTCGAACCGGAGGTCTGGTTCTGGGCATACTTGAAGGTTCACCACGTAAGAGCAGTTGGAATTGCGACCGCAGTTGTCGTCCCGGTAGAAGTGAACGGGGTCCTTGAGTCCGCTGTTGCCGCCGTCACCGAAGCTCCACAGCCAGCGCCGTGCGTTCGCGGAGCGGTCGAGGAACTGGATGCCGCAGCCTTGGCCCAGACATTGAACCTGGTTCTGCGACAGGTAGTTCCAGTCGAACGAAGCGAAGGCTTCGAGCACGGGTTCCGTCTTGGATGGCCCGTTGTAGTTGTTCTCCTCGCACCCGGCGAGGAGCAGTGCAAGAAACAGGATGCAACGCTTCATCGAATCTCCTTCATCGAACGTAGAACATAAGAGCCGTTGCCCCGATCAACGACAACGACATGGACGTGTGCGTACACCTCGGCGTCCTTCACCTGGGTGAAGAGCTTCGTGCCCCACGGCACGAACACCTCGGCCAGGTTGGGATCGTCAGCGATGGCGAGTTGAAACGTGCAGCCGTGATTCACGGACGCGCACGGCTCCACGATGGTCCCGTCGAATTCGTAGCGGTCGTAGCCGTCGTCCTTCCAAACGACTTCCATCGGGATCGCGGAGCATCCGATCAGCGCCACCGTGATGGCGGCACAGAGCCAGTTGATGCGGTCCATCAGGTCCCCTTGGCGATGCTGTGGGCTGGCGGGTGATAGCCAGCCGCGGGCACCGCTTCCTTGACTTTCTGTTCTTCTACCGCTTCCTTGAACTTCGCTTCCGACAGACGCATCGACCGCTCGCTCGGACGCTCGCCGCGCACCTGAGCCATGTCGAGCGTCTCCGCTTCCTTCGGATCGTCGCTCCCGCCGTAGACCTTGAGCGACACCAGCTTGCGGAAGTTGAGGCCACCGATCAGGTCGTTCACCTCTTCCTCCAAGATGCCCTTGAGGAAGCCGATGCTCAGGCCCAGGTCAGTGTGTAACTTCCGCATCTCCGCCTCCAACCGTTCCGGCACCGGAATCTGGATACCCCGTGCCTTCTTCTCCACTACCGCTGCTACCTTCTTCTTGGCCATGATTCGCTCCCGTTATTTTGTTGAGGCGACTGGTCAGAATTGACCAGTACCTCCTGCCCCCAAACCGACACTGTTTGCAATGCTCGTCTCGTAGTGCCAACCGCGTCTGGTTGTCATCGAACTTTCCAGAGTTGAAGCTGTACCACTTGCGGTACGACGACAGACAGAAGTAGGTGAGATCGCCCACGGTGAACGGCTGGCCGCTGTGGCCCCACATGCTGATCTCGACGGGCTTGCGGTGAGACATATCCGTAGGTCTTGATGCGAAGAGATAGTTACTCAACTCTATGAATATCGCAACCTTCACTTCGTCCTCATCGACTGTTACATCGACGGAGTAGGCGAGGATGCGAGAGATAAGGGATTCCCAGGCCACCTTTCCAAGCTCGCGGGGTAGCTCGAGTTGGTCGTGGGGATGGGTGGTGCGGACGCTCTTCCAGTTCACCTGCGAGCGGATCATTCCAATGCGGTTGATCGTAGAGATGGCACCGCTCTTCAGTTGCACACGTAGCGTCAGCGAATCGGGTCCGGCTCCTCGGTTGATGTAGGTGAGCTTGACGATGGAGAGTCCGACGGCTGCGGAGAGGAGTTCGCAGTACTGTCCTGGTCCATCAGGAGGCGCTTCAGGTCCTTGACCATTTGATCCGTTAGCTGATGCGCTTGCTCGATGCTCTTGTCGAACTTCTGGTACATGAGCTTGCGGTCGCGCTTCGCCTTCCTCTTCTTCCTCTCCTTCTTGTTCTGCCTCCTCTCCGCCGTGCCCCCCTGATCCTGGTGCTTCATCGAAGACTCCTGCCTTGGCCAGCGTCCTGGCGTAGTAGCCGGGAGGTTTGTTCTGGGCATCGTTGGTGTGGCGGTTGATGGCAATGGCCGTGGCGATATCCGCTGCGCTGAGTCCCGCGTACTTGAGCGCGTTAGCTATGGACAGGTCGTACTCGGACTGCGACTTCCCAATCAGGCGTGGTGCGGTGTGATGCCAGATAGAAGAAAACTCTGGCTCCAGTGCAATAAGGTTCGACACCGGGCGAGGCAACGGCGGCAGGTCCTTGGGGTTGCGCGGAATGTTGAGCGCCTGCTTCAGCGTGGGCACCGTGCTCGCCCGCTCTGCCTTCACCTCCCATCGGTTGAAGTCCTGCGGGAAGTAGCGGGTCGAGTCCAGAGCGATGATCTCGACCGGGCGCGCTGGCTCGTACTTGTGGTTGACCGTCCCCGCCACCCGGTAGACCCGATCCAAGCTGTACGTAGAGTCCACCGTGTGCTGCGAGTGCTCGGTCACATGCCGATGCCAACCTTCTGAGACTCTCTTCGCTCGGTCGCGCTCCAACGCACTGCCGAATATCCACGCCCCGGCGAACAACCAGTAGACGTGTACTCCACCCCCACTCCTGACGGTCATGGTCGGCGGCATCGGCAGTCCGCTGAGCATCGAGAGAATCTCGTCTTCGGACGCGAAGAGGTTCTCCTTGGTCCGCCCTTCCTTCTGAATGTCGAACTCCATCGCCAAGCCCAGGAGTCCATGAATGTCCTGCTCCCCGCCACGCGGTAAGGGCTTGCGTAAACCAATCGCCGCCTCGAGCATCTCCTTGTGCCGCAAGCCAAGACTTGAGTACAAGTCCACTGAGTCCCGCTGTGTCTCGCAGAATTGCCATGCTGTTGCCGCCGTGTTGAAGAAGCGCGAGTAGTTACTTTCGCCGCGCTTGGCCCAGACCAGGAGACGCAGGTCCGGGTACTGACTGATCGCTCCGTGCTCTATCGCTTCCAGGTACAGCATCGTCAGACTGGCGACCCGTGGGTCGCAACTTTCCATAGGTCCGAAGAAGCTGTTCCGCCACCATGAACGCCTGCGGTGCGTTGTCCACGCAGATGACCAACGCCCCCGCCTTCTCCATCGCCGCGTGTTCCAGAAGTTGGGAGGCCGAGAGCCTTCCCACTTCCGTCTTCACTTCGATCCATACGTGTATCCCCCGCTTGATGCAGACGAGATCAGGGACCCCCTTCCTCTGGTAGGGACCGCCGTGCATCTTGCGCACGAACCAGCCCTCCGCTTCGAGAAAGTCGCTGATCTGCTTTGTGATCTTCGATTCGCTTTTCATAGCTCACCAACCGATAGCGAAGCGAGTGGCTGCATCGGCCAGGATCAACCGCCGCTTCGCCCGTGTCATGCCGACGTAGAACAAACGGAAAACGCTGTCCGCGTTCTCCCACCCAGGGCGTTGGAGCATGTCGTGCCAACGCGGAGAAAGGTCAGGAAACACAACGACGTGATCGGCTTCGCCGCCCTTGACGGAGTGGATGGTTCCTACGATCACACGCGGTTCCTGAGTGAGTGAATCGACCCCCCATCGTGACACCACGCCGGTGTAGAACTCAAGCATTCGGAGGTACTTCATGGCAGCGTGGTCGATGATCCACTTGGGGTAGAAATCGAGCAGGTCGTTACGGAATTCATCGAGCACGAACGAGAGCAGAATGTTGGTGGCAACACGCGGCGAATCGTCGTCCGTCATGTGCTCGGTGATGGACTTCAGGTGTCCGCGCCGCCAGATGTGGGCGAAGAGCGGCACCCAACTCTTGATCTGGGCTGTGGACCACATGCCCGTCTTCTGGCCCGACATGTAGTCGATGAAGCGTTGGACGGTCTGCACCTTGCCGATCTCTACCTTGCGAGCGAGCGGATTCCAGCGCGTCTCGCGTGGCGCGTAGGGGTTCCAGTAGGGGATGAAGTTCTCGCGCAGCTTGGCGACCAGGCCGTCGATCATGTAGCCGCAGGGTGCCACCAACATGAAGGTGTCATCGGGGCGGGAGAGAATCTCTTGCAGATACCAGTCCGTCATCTTGAAGGACGGACCCGTCGTCACCTCGCCCTCCTCTTCGCGTGGCTTCAACTCGGAGACGGGCGTCTCCGTCATCCGGCCCATCATCTCTCGCGCTCGTAGCCAAACCTGCCGAGGGAGGCGGTAACTTTGGTCGAGAAGTATGGACTCAGCACCACCCATTGCTTCCCGCGTCGCACCGTGGAAGTCATAAATGGACTGCGCGAGATCGCCCACCAGAACCAGATGCTCGGCATCGTCAGCCCACAGCCGAAGCGCCTGTACTTCGAGAGTCGAAAAGTCCTGCGCCTCGTCCACGAATATGACCGCGGGTTGCGGCTCCAAGGTACGGCGAAACCGGATGGTGTCCTCGATGAGTTGGGTAAAGTCAACGACTCCGCGCTCCAACTTCCAGGCGGTCCAGGCGTCGAAGAATGTTTTCTCGTCAGGCTCGAGTTCTGCGCCGCTGATCCCAGATAGGTACTTGTGACGCTTACGGTCAAGGCGAAGGAAGGCGTCCGAGTAGATATCTTCCCCGGCCTCGATCCGTGCAGAAGAAGTACCAACGACAGACGGCGAGATCGACCAGTACGGATGGAGAGCGTTCCACCCTTCTTCCACGTCCTTGCGGCTGACGAGCTTGGGGGTCCCGAGGACGCGGAAACAAAACGAATGCATGGTGCCAACGTGATCCTCCAGTGCGCCGCTGTCCCGGCTCCCGATCACCCGCGCCGCTGCCCGCGTGAGGGACAGGATGTAGACCTTCTCCGCGCCGTACTTCTCGACTGCCCGCTTGCTCTGCTTGGCGGTCCAGGTTGACTTGCCGCACCCCGGTGGACCGACCACGATGTACACCTTGTCGCTGCCGAACTCCATCACCAGGCCCTCACCCGCTCGATGATGGTGACGATGAAGTGAACAATCACCGCCAGGACCAGGAGCACCACCGAGCAGCCACCGAGGACGGGGTAGCAGCCCTCGATGATGAGTGCTCGACGCTTGGCGACAGCGACTAGAGCTTGATTCAACTTATTCAATGCGCCTCCGGAAAAAGAGAGGAGGGGGCTGAACCCCCTCCTCGAAAGCATGATGGGAACGACAGTCGTTCCAGAAGCAGCTACGCCTGCACGGGGGCAGCGGCCTCGACTCCGAGCGCCTCGCGGAACTCGAAGGCGTAAGCCTGAACCTTCTGCCGTTCCTCCGCTTCCAACTCACGCCCGCGTGCGAACGTCCAGGTGGAGAACGGCTGGTTGCTCTTGTTCTTCTGCCCGCCGAGTACGCCGAGCGTCGTCTCGATGTTGAAGTACCGCATGTCCTGCACGCTGAGATTCCAGAGGTACTTCTTCGCTTCCTTGAGTGAAGTCGGCGGGACCTGCACCATGTAGGGCATCATGTTCTGCCCGACCAACAGGTAGATGTTGCGCATCAGCTTGCACGCCTGACCGCGCCCGCCCTTGCCGGTCTTGAACGCGGCGTTGGGGCACACGTCGCAGATACCGCCGGGGTCCCCGATCCCCACCTTGGCGTTGTCCGCCGAGCAGTCCGGTGGCCCGTTGCCCACGTCGTCGCCCGAGTCCTTCCAGTACGAGCGAGCCATGTGGGTGTAGATGATGACGCCCGATACCTGCTTCGCCGGTTCCGCCCCGTCCGGATTGGGGATGGTCATGTAGTCGCCGCCGCCCGTTGGGATGGTGATGCGCGGGAAGTCGAAGCGCGTGAGCTTCTCGCCTTCCAGGTTCTCGGCCATCGCTTGGAGAATGGCGGTCACGTTGCTGTGCTTGGTGAGGTACGCGGGAGTGCGAACCTCGAGTTGCTCTTCGTTCTTCTTCGCCATGTCAGGCACCTACCTTCAGCTTCTTGATGGCCTGCTCGATGGGGACGGCGAGCGCGTGCTTCTTGCCGCTTGCCATCGTCACTTCGCAGATCGCACCCAGGTCCTTGTTCGCTGTCTCGGTGATCGTCTCGATGAAGTTGGGGTTGATCGCAATGGATCGACCGTTGCTGTCTTGTACCGTTACCAGTCTCACTCGTTGTCCTCTTCTTCTTGTATGCCCAGGTTTCTCGTTCCCATCCCAGGCAGGTTCGTGACCCTGATCGCGCCGTTGAATTCTTCCGGCAATGCCTCCTTGTTCTCGATGCGCTCCCTGACCCAGGCCGCCAGCTTCCCGGTCATGAAGCGTTGGTGTACGTATTGGCTCAGGCCAGCGTCGATCAGCGCGGCGGATGCGCGTTCGTGCGCCGACTCGGTGTCTTCCCCTTCTTGGCGGTCCACTCCGACGTAGACCTTGCGCGACAGGAAGAGCGTGACTCCCTGCACCTTCAACGACTTGACCTGCATGTCGATCATCTCGTCGATGGCGGTCTGCTCGCGCTGGTCGATCTCGGCGTTGACCACCTTGAGCTTGGAGTTCAGTTCCGCCTTCTCGCGCCGAAGCTCGATGTAGCGGGCGAGGTTGGTGAAGTCGAGTGTCATGAAACTGCTGACCCATCGGTCGGCAGTTCGACCGGCTTCGCCTTACGCACACGCTTGGGCCTGTGATCCAGCGCCTTCAGCTTGAGCACGAAGAGTAGCCCGTCCTCGACGCGGGTGGTGATGTGCTTGTTGAAGCCAAGCTCCCGCGCTACGAACTGGATACGCAGGCGGGCGTAGTGGGCCTGATGTGCGGTGTCGATGCGCACCCATTCACCGACCTTGGCGGGGAAAACGTTCTCGTTCCATACCGCCTTCCAGTCGGTGCGCGGGTGCTCCGGCGCTGACTTGAGTGGTTTCTTCATGAGGGAATCATATCAATAGTTATACTCACTTGTCAATAGAAGCAGGCAGTACCATGATCTGCCGGATCGACTCGACTTCGATGATGGTGTCGTTCTCCAGGGTGCAGAGCAGACCGCCCCGGCGCAGGGGTTCCCAATGCATGGCGATCTTCCAGTGGTCAGGCCAGCGGATGGCAACGGTGTCGCCACGCTTCAGCTTGTTCCACGAACTAAGGTTCTTCCAGGGGCGCTGATCGGGCGGGTTGGCGGGGCCGCGCTTCTTCTTGAGCAGGGCCATTGGTGGTAGTGGTTCGTTGCTCACGCAGCTTCCTCCATTCCTCGGTGAGCGCCTTGTCCCGGCGCATGGTGATGCGCAACGTGCGCGAGTAGTCGAGCAGGCGAGCGCCCACGATGTGGACCAGGCCGCAGTCGCAGCAGGCGAGCGCCGCTTCCTCGGTGTACGGGTTGAACTCGAAGCTCTCGCCGTCGTAAATCTGGAGGCGACCGGCGATCAGGTGCATGTCGCCGGCGCGGTCGCGCTGCTCGCCGCGCTGTGTGTCGGAGCGCGGCGGCAACGGCTTGCCGGGATCGAACGCATCGAAGCGCAGCCCGAGAGTGGTGGCGACGCGGTACATCTCGTTGGCGCACCGCTCGCACAGCCCGATCACCAGCCCGTCGCCCACGCCCACCTCGACGTAGCCGAAGGCGTCGTGCGCACAGTCCTGTCCTTGACACTTCACACTCACAGATACTCCTTCCCGTAGTAGAGAATCTCGTTGACCAAATCCTTCTTGTCCTGAACCGCGGCCTGGATGGCGCGGTCCACTGTTCCCTCTGCGATGAGCGAGATGAAGACGGTGCTCCGCTCCTGCCCCGGTCTGTGGACCCGGCCCCGCGCCTGCTCGTTCTGCAACAGCGAGTGCGTGAGCGAGAAGAAGACGGCGACGGCAGCGCGGGTGAGGTTGATGGCTTCGCTGCCTGACTGCACCTGCACCCCGAGCACGGTCAGCGCCCCGTCCTGCCACTCCTGAAGCTGGTTGCTGTTGCCCGACAGCTCGCCGTAGCTCAGGCCCCGGCGCGCAGCGGCGGCGCGCACCTGGGACAGGTCCTCCCTGAACTTACAGAAGACGACGATGGGTTCCTCGCCTGTCTCCTGCATCAGTTCTTCCAGTAGCTCCTGCTTCTGGTTGTGAACGGCGAGCGGTCGGCCCGCCGCATCGAGCACGCGCCCGCTCGTCATCTGTTGCAGCTTGATGAGCTTGACCCCGGCGTTGGCAGCGGTGACGAGTCCCTCTTGTAGCTCAGCGACGAAGGTGTCGCGCATCTCCTTGTACGCGGCGGCGGCTGCGCCCTCGAGCTTGAAGGTGCGCTCCTCCTCCATCACCGGAGGCAGGTCGAGCACACTGCGATCCTGGAATTGGGTGAGCATCCAGAGCAGGTTCATGAACTGATCGACGTTGCGCCACTGCACCACGAACGGACGGTCGGGATGCTTCCAAGCGAAGCGTTCCTCGAAGCGCGTGATCGAGAGGCCGAGCAGTCCGGGGTCGAGGTAGGCGGCGGTGCCGAAGAAGTCGGTGAGCTTGCCGTTGGCGATCAGCGTGCCGGTGAGAGCGAGGCGGTTGGGGATGTAGCGCCAGGCACGGCGGAAGAACATGGACTGCTTGCTGTTGCGTCCGCGCAGCCGGTGCCCCTCGTCAGCAACACACAGGTCGAAGCCGCCGCGCTTGACCACCGATGCGAAGTCCGGTCGCCATGCCACCTCGTAGTTGGTGACGATGAGGGTTGGCTTGTCGCTGTCGCCGTAGAGGATGGCGTCCCATGCCTTCTCGGCCTTCCGTTTGGTGGAGCTACCACCCAGGGGCACGACGTTGAACACACCGGGGTAGTTGATCTCCGCTTGCTTGCCCCAGACGGGGACCGCTGCCTTGGGTACGACCACGAGCACACGCTGAAAGGCGCGGGTGCGGATCAGGTCCAAGGTGGTGCGAGTCTTGCCCGTACCCACGCCGTACCACAGGACTGCGCCGCTGCCGGGGTGGGCGAGCATGGCTTCGAGCCAGAGCCTCGCTCGCCGCTGGTGCTCCCAGGAAGGGATGGCGGGGTTGGCCCCCAGGTGGGTGAGTTGCTGCCCGTCGTCCTCGGGTAGTGCTATCCGCAGGGCTATGCGGCGACCGTGCTCCATGAGGCGGCTGAACTGTGGGCTGGCGTTGCGCACATCGAAGCGTTGATGGATGCGCAGGGCCGAGAGCGGAGTGGGTGGTACTTCCCACTGCTTGGTCTGATTCCAGAGCGCGCCTTCGCAATCGTTGAGTTCCTGCTTGGCGGCATACGGGGCCTGGATCAGGTAGCGCCCATCGGTTTCGATCAGGGTGACGGGGTGCTTGGGATGTGCCGACCGACGGGTCACAAGTTCGTTGGGCTTGCGCACCCCGGTGATGAGCGCCTCCATCGCATCGTCTAGAGAAGTGTGTTCGTTCATGGATAGGACTATATCAGAGGAGGTATAGAGACGGGAAGGCCCCGCCGACCCGTGCAGAGGGTCCGAGTCGGCGGGGCACTGCTGCTATGAGTGTGTGTTTACTCGACTGCGATAGGCGTCACCTCCTCCGGGGGATTGATCGGTTCGAGATCGGGAATGGGCTGGTCGTTGAGCCAGTGCAAGGCGTAGGTGTAGCGGGCGCAGCGTTCCTTCTCGCTGGTGTTGGCGTAGTCGGGGAGCCAGTGGGCGATGGCGTTGCTGTAGTTGAGCACCCGGCACCCGGCGAAGATGAGCCAGCCGACACCGTAGTTGGAGGTCTTGGTGTGCCAGATGGCGTAGGGTTCGTAGCCTCGCTCGTCCGCCACCGGCAGGCGGTAGATGCCGTTGGCGTTGACGAGGTAGGTGCGCGAGAGGATGGTCGAGGTGTCAATCATGGCGTCGAGGAAGTTGGCCTCCTCGAACTGACTACCCATGAAGTCCGCTCCGCTGAGATCGGCACCGCGGAAGTCGGCGCTCCCGAAGTTGATGCCCTGCATCTTGACCCGCCACATGCAGGAGCGGGCGAAGCTCGAGCCGTAGGCCGAAGAGCCGTGCGGAATCTTCACGTCGCGCAGGTTGCGGTTGGAGAGATCGAGGTGGCGCAACTCGCCGCCCGATTCGAGATACGACTTGACGGTGTAGCTCGGTTCGCTCGGCCGCTCCAGGTGCAGAGCGGACATGCCGTGGTCGTTGTAGTCGCCGGTGCGGGTGATGGTGAGAGACGAATTCCAGGTCATTGCGTTACTTCCTTTTCCTGCGATGCACCATGTCGAGCATGTGCGCCGCCGTGTTGAGTGTCTCGATTGCTTCCGATGCCTTGATGCCGGGGATCGGTTCGTGCATCACCGGGTGAATCTGATCCCCGTTGTCGATGGTGATGTACACGTCGGCGTAGCCGTTAGCTCGGAGTGGTCTTGTCTCCGGTCCCTCCCATGTCGCCGGAACTTCCAGCACTTCCAGTCTCACCCGCCACACTCTCTTCACTGCTGCCCCCTGACTCTGGTTCGCACATGTGGCACCCGTGAACCGTGAGTCCACACGGCTCGGGCGCTTGGATGTTCAGCGCGTTGCGTACCTCGGCGCAGACCGGCGCCTCGGGCTTGATGACTCCTTCGACTCCGCACTTGTCGCAGTGGAAGTACACGCCGCCCGATGCCACGACGGCAGCGTGCTCGGCGTCCTCCGCTTGGCAGGATGCGCACATGCCACCGTAGACGGGGGTCCCGTCGTACTGCTTGCTGTGCCAACGCCTGCTCTTGCACGCGGGGCAGGGACCTGGCTTGCGATAGGCCAGTTCCTTGCGACCGCACTCTTCGCACTCGTAGAGGCGGGCATTCCCCACCAGCGCGATCTCGCCCGAGTCCCCGCCGCAGCGCGGACACTTGGTAAGGACGGGCCGGATGCCCTCGGTTGGATGAAGTGGAATGGTCATGAGTATATAACTGGCGACCCGTGGGTCATCAGTCCTTGGTCGGGTCGTAGATACGACCGAGTGGTGGGGACCAGGTTCCTTGGTTGATCTTGAGCTTGAGTCCGTCGTTGACGGCGAACCCGATCTCGAAGATTTCATCCTTGGCATCGGCCAGGATGCGGATGAGTTCTCGAGCCTGCGCCCGGTCGAGCACGGCGATCTTGCCGAGTCCGCTACTCACTGGCGGTAGCCGCATCGTCGGAGTCCTTCTTGCCGCCCGGCTCCTGCCACTCGTTGACCTGGGCGACGAGCAAGATGTTGTTGTTGCCCATGATCTGCTGGCCTTCCGACCATTGGAGTACGGCGTGCGAGTACAGGCCGTACTTGATGGGCACCTCGATGCGGTTGGGGTCCCGCTTCCAGGTGCGCACCCGACCATTGATCTTCACCTCGCTGACCACCTTGTCCCGGTAGAAGAAAATCTTTCCGTGAGAAGGTGGGTTGAGCGCCAGGATTTCCGCCTTGGTGAGCGGGCGGAAGGTGGCGTAACGCTTCTTCTTGCGCTTGTCGTAGCTGTCGTAGCCAGTGAACGTGTCTTTCTTCTTGGCCATGTCATTCCCCTAACTGTCTGAGTGTTTGTTCCAGGTCTTCGATCAACTTGTCAACCTCCACGATCCGGTCCTTGGCGTAGCGGATGTTGACTTCGAGAGTCTCGCGTCGCTTCTTCGCAAAGCGCAGGCGCACGGCGTAGCTCTCACGCACAGGAGCTATGCCTTCGGTTGCGATCCTGTGCTCCAAGCTCATCAGTCCTCCCGCTCCTTGAGCAGTTCCCAGATAGGACGGTCGTCCTTGAGCGGCGGCTGCGGAATCTTCATGTACTTCTTCTGTCGCTGCCGCGCCTTCGCCAGTTTCTCCTGGTTGGTGGCCAGGTGTACGCCCTCCTTCTTCTGTTGCTTGACGCGCGCCCGCGAACGTGCCTTCTGTTCGCGTCGCCTTCGTATCTGGTTCTGCTGGTACGGACTCATCGACGCCATCTCTTCCTCGGTGTAGCGACGGCCCATCAGTCGCACCCCCTTTCTGCCTTGTCGGCGCACTCGTCGCACTGGTAGCCAGCGGCCACGTCGAGCGGGGTGAGGCGGTTCTTACCTCCGCAAGTAGGGCACTTGCGGTTTCGCGGATTGCCGGGGGTGGCAGCACGCAAAGCCGAAGTACCACCAGGATCAGCGAAGCCAACCCCGTCGATGAGGAAGTCATCGCCATCGCCCTCGTCGGACCAACGCTTAGCCATTACCGATCTCTTCGTCGGTGACGACGATGGTCGCCGCCTCTTCGAGCGCAGTGGTCAGGTCGGAAGGCTGGTCCCCCGGCAAGGTCGCCGTCTCGGAGAGAGAGGACTCCGACACAACCGAGAGCACCTCGTAGTCGGGGAACATCTCTCGCGCCTTGACACGGGCGGTCAGGTTGCTGACGCCGTAGATCGTGGCCACCCTCACCTCGCCACGACGAGAGAGGGAAACGGCGTAGGGCTTCTCCTCGACAGCGGCCTGCGCCACGTCCGCTGCATCCTCGGCAGCGAGGCGCTCCATCGCCAGGTCGGAGGGTGTCTTCTCGTAGTACACCCACGACTCGGTGAAATCCTCGGGCAACTCGAGGTCGAGGTAGTTGCAGTCGATCTCAATGAGCGCCTCGACTGCGGTCTTCAAGCTGTCCGCACCCAGGTCATCGAGCAGGCGCAGTACCGAGTCGTCGTCCAGTTCGATGGACCACAGGCGCTCGGACTCCTCGTATCCCTCGTTGCCACAGGTGGGGCAGCACGTCTCCGTGACCAGCGAGTACTTGAACTTGCCGAAGTCCTCCATCGCTTCGCGGATGGTGAGGTAGGCGCGCTCCTGCATGTACTCCTCGACCGAACCCTTGCCCTTCTCGCACCAGTCTTCCGATGCGTCGAGGATGGCGGACTTACTGATCTTGATATCTCCGAGTTTCATTGTGTCTCCAACTAGCGACCCGCGGGTCACTTGTTATTGCGTTTGCGATCCTTGTTCTCTGCTGCGATCTCGTTGCACACGTCGATGTACTGGTCGAAGTCGTCGTCGTTCCAGTTGAAGTAGTGGCCCGACTCCCACCGCCCAACGGCGGCGGCGGTCACGCCGTAGGCGGTGCCGATCTCCCATTGGGTGACGTGAAGCACGGTGCGGTAGGACTTGGCCGCACCTGCGTACTCGACCGACTGATTGAACTGCGCCTTGCGGTTCTTGATCCACTCTTCCTGGTTCACCTCCTTCACGCGCCCATTGCGCGTGGGTACGGGTGGTTGTTCGATCTTCTGCTTCGAGATCAGGCGGATGTGAGGATGCTTCTTCATCCGTCCACCTTGTAGTAGATGCCGTCCTCTTCGCGCTCGTACCGCTGGCCCCTGCCGGTGCCCAGGCCCACGCCGTACATGCGATGCGAGTCGGGCGTCATCAGCGCCCACGGACCCATCGTGGTCTTGCCGTCGATGAGTACGCCGGTGATGGGATCACCGAAGTTGTCCTTCTCAGGCACGTCGCTCATCCAACGCTTGCGTTCCGACATTGCAATCCCCCTAGTTGACGGGCCGTGCCCAGATGGGCAACGACTCCTGTCCGTTGCGGCACCGAGTGCCGTGGTTGTAGCCCTGCTCGTAGCCAGCAGAGCCGGTGTCGATACCGATGGCGGGGCCGGTCGCCCCGAATCTAGCGCCTCGCCAGCCATGACAGAAGCCCCAAGCGTAGGCGAGGCGCTGCGCATGGGGGACAGAGGCCACCATCACGTCGATGGATTTGTGGAGAGTGGTCATGCCTGCAACTTGGGGTCCACCACCGGCCAGCGGCGGCGCACCTCGTCGTCGGAGTTGTGGCCCACCACTACCAGCTTGAGTTCGGCGTTGATGTAGGCCCGCTCGCACCCGTACCAGCGCACACCCAACGGGGTGATGGCCTTGACGGCGGTGATCTCGTTGTCGATGGGGCTGGCGCCGTGCTGGTTGGGCGGGTACACGATGTACCCCTGCACCTCGGCCCAGGCGAAGGCCGGGTTGTGTGACTCCGTGTTGTCACGGTAGTTCACCACTACGCGGGTGGGTGCGTAGCGGTGCGAGTGGTCGTCGAAGCTGGACGAGTCGAGCATACATACTCCTATCTAGTGGCGACCCGTGGGTCGGCAGTTACTTCTGTCCCTTGCCCAGGCCGAGCTTGTGTTCGATGGCATCGAGGAACTCGCCAGCCATCTGGTCCTGGTGCAGGTCGAGCACGATGCGCGCCGAGAGGTAGACGACGGCGTGCCTACCGTGCGTGAGCATGTCGAGCACCATCTGCTTGTCGCCTTCGCGGTAGTGCTGCGCCATGACGAGAGCTAGTTGCTCCGCTGTGGACTTGCGCTTCTGCTTGGCGGGCAGGTCGGCGCGCTCCTTGCGGATGCGATCCACTGCCTTACTGATACGCCTGTTCTCCATCACCGCTGCGTCCTTGTCCTTCATCTGATCCCCCGGTAGTGCCGCCCCGTGGGTCGGCAGTCGTTGCGGTAGCGGGGCATCGGCGGTACACCCGCCAAGTACACCGCTCCGCAGGGACTATGATAGCACATGTCTGTATACATGTCAATAGCAGCATGTATGAATGGATATGGCACGGTACTTGCATGGTGTGGCCGGACGGGGTAGGCGTAAGTAAGGCGGGCGTAACTTACGCCCGCTTCCGTTACGCCTTGCGCTACGAAAATGTAGAAACGGGGGTCCGCGCCTGTTTGGCGTGGGTCTGTGACCAGGGGCCGGGAGGTGAAGCGGAAGCGAGCGGCCCCTAGCACAGGGCGTGCCATGCCCGCCGAACATGGCCTTCTGCTAGTTCCCTTCTTAGGGGAGTGACTACGATGAGTACGAATATCATCGTCTATAAGCTATGCCCATCCGTCTGGACGCTGTAAGTAGTTGATTCCAAAGGTCCCCGATACTCCGCGACCAGTGCTACCCAGTGCTACAAAAATAGGTGGGGCTTTCAAGTCACTGATTCCAAAGGGTTCCAATCCCCTTGACCAGACATACCACTCCCCTAGGCACACTTACTACGCGCAACGTACTAGTGGTTTAGAGATATAGGAAACGTGTGCCTTCATACACCGGCAGTGGTCATATCGAAGCAAGTCCCATTGAATCAACGGATTAGAAGAGCCAGTACCAGTGGCGATCAGTGGTCATGTCTGGTAGGAGGGTGACAACTACCTTCAGAATCAACCACTTACTATAGCCAGTGCTCCCACTTCAGGACTCCTTCGGCAGGTAATCACCCTACCAACCCACTGCGCGGCGTCCTGTGGAGAGGACAGCGGGATGGTACATAGACGTAGCTAGACGTATATACTCACGCCCCACGGGTCGGCAGTTCTTGAGGGTGAGCGTGCGCCACGTCGATGTTCGAGCGTGCGCCACGTCGAGCGTGCGCTTCCGCGAGGACGAGCGTGCGCTTCCGCGAGGGTGCAGGCGGCGAGCGGGCGAGGGGATTGCCGCACTGCGGCATGACTTGCCGCACTGCGGCAATCGGTGCGGGTACACATGAACGTTGCCGCACTGCGGCATGAGCGGCGCTCATATCAGGGGACTAGCGACCGATGGGTCGGCACTTCGCTTGACTTCGTATACTTTCGTATATAGACTTAGCTCGTCCGGCACGCGATGAAGCGGCGGACACGGGGCCGGATACCGGCCAAGGAGTTAGGCAATGTCGAAGAAGAAGAAAGCGACCGCGACGCCCGCGACGCCCGCGACGATGCGAGCGGACGAGCAACGGCTAACAGTGCCGTTGTCGGCCATCGTGCCTACGCCCGGATGGGAACCGCAAGAATCCAAGCTCGCAAAGCTCGATGTGAGCTTTGCAACGCTCGGAGATTGGACGGAAGCGGTTCACGTAGTGCCCGGCCCCAAGCCCGGCACTTACACTCAGTACGAGCAACGGCACCGAGTGCACAAGCTCCGTCAATTGATGGGGCCGGATCACCGGGTGCCCATCGTCGTCGATCACATCGACACCCGTCTCATGCTGCGCAGGCTTGCGGAGAGCAACGCGGAAGGATACGGAAATTCACCGGCGGATCACGCGGAAGTAGCGCAGGCAACGGTGGCGCAGTTCGCAAAGGAGCTTCCCGCGTTGGTGTCGAACGGCACCGTTGACGGCATCTCCGACCAAGCCCCGAGTTACTACGATGCGAAGAGCGACACACCGTTTCGCTCCGTCAAGCGGTCGGAAGTGAAGACGGAGACGAGCAACGGAAGCAAGCTCCCACCGTTCGCATACTCCGCCGCAATGGTGGCGCAGTATGCGGGCGTGAACGAGCGCAGCATGGTGCGGGCACTCGCGTTGCTCGATGGTGTCTCGCGTGTCAACGCGAACGTTTCGACGTTGACGGATGGATTGAACCGCGTCGAAGCGGAGACGGTGGCCAAGGTCGCGGCCAGCATGGCCAACGTGGACAAGCGGCCAGTCGGAGACACCGACCGCGCAAAGCTCAAGCGGTTCGCGCGCGAGCTTCGCGCCGTCAATGACGGCATCGACACCAACGCGGGCGTAGTGATCGACGGCAAGAAGATCGACGTTCGCAAGCTCGGAGAGGACGGCATCGTCGCGGTGGCAACGGCACTGCGCACCGATGCGAACGGCTCGCACGTTCGCTTCGCATCGGAGACGGAGGAGACGGAGACGGAGACGGAGACGCCCGCGACGTTGACGGAGAGCGCGAAGCGAGCGAAGAAAGCCCGCGCCATTGCCGACCGCATCGAAGCGGCGGCCAAGATGCTCTCAAGCAACGCGAAAGCATCCGGCGCGAAGCTCTTCACCGATGCGCAGTGCGCGGCCATCGTGGCCAAGCTCGCGGAAGTGAATAGCGCCCTCGCGGCCATCGAACGCAAGCGGAAAGCGGCTCCGACCGCGACCGCGAAGAAGAGCGCGACCGCGACGCCCGCGAAGAAGAGCGGAGGAGCTAAGAAGAAGAAGTAAGAAGTTACGATCTTAGGTCGGCACTGTCCGCACTACACCCCGGCTCCCGCGAGCCGGGGTTTCTTTTTGTTTACATACTCCCGCGAAACGTTTCTGTTAGCTCCCGCGCCAACGGTCGGCAGTCGCGGCCAGGTGGCACTCGAGCGCGCACGCTGTGAACTTGCCGCACTGCGGCATAAGGTGTACGCGCACGCATTGCCGCACTGCGGCATGAGATGTTGAGCTGCGCACATGCACACTACGCTATGGCCCAAGCCCCAAGGCTCTCGAGCCGGGGCGCGCTGCGCGCAGCCCCGTGCTATATATAAAAATTAGAAAAATATGAGCGCCTTCCCCTGCACCCAATGCGGCGCGTGCTGCAAGCGAGCAGGGTTGCATGGCTTCCCGATGAAGCCAGGCACCTTGATCTGTGCTCATCTCCAGGACGACAACAGATGCGGAATCTACGAGACGCGCCCCGCCATCTGCCGCATCGACTCGCTTTGCGGAAAAGGCATCTCCCAGGAAGAGGTGTACCGGATCAACGCCCGCGCCTGTAACATCTTGCAGCGTTCCCAGGGCATCCCAGAATCATTTCGCCTCTCGGAGGACTGAACATGGAGTGGCTGATAACTCTGCTGGTCCTGCTCGTCGTCTTCGTCATCGTGTTCTACGTCATCGACCTACTACCCGGCGATCCCAAGCTCAAGCAACTCATCAAGCTGGTCGCCGGGTTGATCCTCCTGATCTACCTCATCAGCGTTCTGTTCGGCGTTGCTCCGGGTCCGCCGTGGCACAAGCACCTGTGATCTGGGAGATAGGAGATATCGAGCGTCTCATCGAGATCGCCGGATACCTCCACATTCGCCGCGCCCCCAATGGAGCCGTCCGCTGCGCCAAGCTCCACAACGGAAATTGGTTGCCGGTCCACTACGACAGTACCGACGAGCAACTCATCGCACTCACAGGTATCGACTGGCACCAAAGCGTGTATCTTTGCCCGCAGCCCAAAGAAGCGTAGAATCCGCCCATGTTGCCGACTGTCGCGTATAAGCCTGTCGCCCTGATGGAGTACAAGCCGGTCCCCGTCTCCTCCGCAGGTGGCGTCCCCCCGGCCAACGACTCCACCACCCGTCAGGCCGACCCGCGGCAGTCGGCGCGTCCCACCCAGGTGGAGCGTCGCACGTCAGGCACGCCCCGCTACCACAACCCATAGGAGTTTGTTGTATGGCCAGCAAGAACGCGAACGGTGTCAGCGGCAGCGGCGTGCTCGACGGTGGGGCACCCGGCCTCAAGTCGGTGCGTGGCATCTCGACCGGCGTCAAGGACTCCGGTCAGCGCAAGGCGGTCAAGGATTCCGGCTATCCGGGGATGATGGACACACGTCCCCAGGAGTCGGATATCACCAAGTCGGCCCGCGACTGAGCCGCCTGGGGGACTGGCGACCAACGGGTCATCAGTCCCCCGCGCCTCCCTTGGACAAACGACGCCGCAAGTACCGCGATGGAATCAAGCGAGCCAAGGCACAGCACAAGGCTCAGGAGGAGTTCATCCGCCTCCTGGAGTCTCTCTCTGTCAAGGAGGCTCTCGCTCGCATTTGCAAGCCGCATTCTTGGCTCAATGATCTGCGCGCCCGCGACGATGTGTTTTCGCAGCGGGTCGCTATCCTCGACAGCATTCAACGCGGCCTGGATATCGGACAAGGCTTGGCTCCACTTGTCACCCCCGACACCGAGCACGCCACCTCTCGCGGACAGACTCCTCGCCAAGCACTTCGCTCCCGGCAGGACCTCGTGAACCTCCAGCAGAAAGAAGCGTTCCTCCAGATTTACAAGGAGACGAAGCGCCGCTCCGTCGCCGCCGAGCGCCTGAACCTCTCGACGCTCGAGGTTCTCCAGGCCATGAACATCGACGCGGAATTCACCCGCGATATCGAGAACATCAGACTGGCCGCTCTGTGGGACGCCGAGGACGCTATGTTGGAGCGCGCCGCCGAGTCCGGCGTGGACGCCCGCTTCCTGATGAACAAGATGCAGGAAGCGCAGAAGAAGGTGCCGAAGCGCAATAGCAAGAAGGAAGCGAGTATCCCGTCGTGGGCGAAGACCGGCTCCTAGACCTGGACCTGGAAGCCCCAACTCTGGACTCCCAAGAGGAGTATCTGGAGTTTTCCGCTTACGTAGAAGACCTGCGCGCCCGCGACTCGCTGCGGTGGGCGATGACTCATCGCGTGATGGGGAAGCAGGACCTCGTTTGGTTGATGACGGAGATTCTCACCACCCGCGACTGGATGCATCCGGAGCACCCCGACACCAAGCTCTTCCTGCATCCCAAGATGATCGAGACGATCAAGGAACTCGACGCTCCTCCGTCTTCTGAGAAGGGCGACCTGCACATCCACCCGCGTGGCTACGGCAAGACCACGATCAACAGTTTCGCCAAGCCGATCAAGACCAACCTGAACCATCCCAACGCCTGCATGGGAATCTGGTCGGTCACGCTCGATATCTCTACTCGCATCGTCGGGCAGATTGCCGAGGAACTCGAGCGCAACGAGTTTCTAAAGCAACTCTACGATGAGATTTTCTTCTGGGACCCGGTGCATGAGAGTCAGCAGTGGTCGGTCGAGCGAGGCTTGGAGACGAAACGAACGCTGACCCTCAAGGACCCAACGTACCGAGCCTTCGGCCTGCTCGACGCTTTCGGCACCGGCGCTCGTCTCACGCACTCGTTCTACGACGACTGTGTGAACGAGAAGGTCACGGACAACCCGAAGATGATCGAGAAAGCGAACAAGCGTTGGGAGATGAGCCTGCGTCTCGGGATGCCAGGCTGCGAGCGTTCCGGGGTCGGCACCTTCTACGCGGCAGGGGACACCTACCACCACATGATCGACCGGGGCGTGAAGCTGCACTTCCACTCCTGTTACGAGGTGGATACGGTGAAGTCGCAGTTCAGCAAGTCGGGCATCCCGGTGCGGCTGGCTGTGGACCGTGACGCCCCGCTTCTCTTCTCGAAGTCGTATCTGGAGAACGAGGAGAGTCTTGGTGCGAAGACGTTCGCGGTGCAGATGCTCGGCATTCCCACGGCTCAAGAGGTAACAGACTTCGACACGGAACGCCTCTGCGTTTACTACCTGCCGCCCAAGGAAGTTCGTCGCGGCATGAACGTCTTGTTCCTGGTCGATCCTGCGGGCAGACGCGGGGATGAGTCGCACTCTCGCTTCAGTCTGAACATCGTCGGTCTGGGCCAGGACCAGAATTTCTACTGGCTCGACGGCGTGCTGGACCGTCTCAACTTGGCCCAACGGATCGAGGTGATGTTTGCTAAGCATCGGCTGTGGCGTCCATATGAAACCAGGTATGAGGCCAACGGGTACAACGCCGATATCGAAGCCATCGAAATGGCAATGGAGTATCGGAACTATCGGTTCATCATTACGCCAATCTTTCCGCAAGGCACGCAAAAGAAGAGCCGAGTCGAGCGACTCATCCCCATCATCAACGGCAGAAGATTCTACGTCCCGGACGGAGGAATCCCCTACCACATGACCGACAACAACCAGTTGATCGACCTGGTGGAATGGTGGAAGACCAAGGAGTTGATGCCGTTCCCCAACGTCGGTCATCTGGACGTTAGCGATGCCATGTCGCGCATCGAGGAGCCTGGTTGCGTTAACGTATGGCCCGCCCCTGAACGAGAACCCGAGGACCCCTGGCGCGTGGACTTCTACGAGCCGGACGAGAAGAAGGGTCAAATCCTGGACTGGATGAGAGTGTGAGTCACACCAAATTCAAGGACCGGCTGCGCGACATGCAATCCGCTTACTACGAGTGGATGCAGGAAGCCATCATCAACTACCGCTTCTGGTCGCTCGATCAGTGGGACCCCGAAGCTCGCCGCGCTCTTGCCGCCGAGGGACGGCCCGCGCTCACCTTCGACCGCACGCGCCCGATCCTCCAGGCCATCATCGGCTCACAGATCACGAACCGCTACCAGGCCACGCTGCAACCCCGCGAAGCAAGCCTCAACCGCCCCGACCGCTTCATCGCGCAGTCGGGGACCACGGTCATGAAGTGGGCGCAGCAAGTCGGGGACTACGAGCAGTCCGAATCTCTCGCCTTCCAAGACACGCTCGTAACCGGCGTCGGCGCGCTCGACATGATGATCTCGTTCGACACCGACCCGGACGGGCGCATCGACCTCATCCGCATTCCTTGGGGCATGATCGGTTGGGACCCCGCGTCCACGCAGCCGAACATGCTGGACGCGCAGTACTGCATCCACATGAAGTGGGTGGACAAGGAAGAGGCGCTGAACTCCTTCGGGGAGGACGAGGCCGAGCATCTCCTGGGCCTGATGACCGCGGACGACAACACCACCCCGGCCATCCGTGAGGGCCGGATGCCCTACGGGATTTTCTCCAAGTCCGATCTCCCGGCCTACAACCGCCGGCGCGATCAAGTCCTGCTGTTCGAGGAGCAGTGCTTCGAGCGGTACTACTCGACGCGCATCATCGCTCCGGACGTGGAAGAGAACCGCGCCCAGGTCGAGCAGGCAGTACGCGACGGCTCCACCATTCCCCGCGTCGAAATGTTCGCTGATAAGTCGGTGGCCACGGGTGTCGTGAAGCGTCTCGCCGCACGCATCCAGTCGATGAACTACGCGCTCTCGGGCACACCGTCCGGTCCCATTCCGGCACCGACCTACCTCGAGAACTTCCCGCGCAAGGTCTACTACAAGAGCATCCACACCAACAGCGAAGAGTTGAAGCGCGATGCGATGCCGCACCGCATGTTCACCAAGCTGTTCATCACCGCGTTCGAGGACTGGAGTAAGGAAGAGGTTCGCTCCTTCATGGGTCCCGAGCGCCAGATGCGCGACCCGCAGCAGTACTCCAACAAGTTCCTGTCCCAGGCGGTCCACATCTTCACGGCCAACCCGAAGGGCGCGCTGCTCTACGAGAAGCGCCTGTTCTCGGACGTGGCCAAGGCGGGCAAGCAATGGGCAATGGCGACCGGGATGATCGAGGCCAACGACGGGATGCTCAGCAACCCGCGCATGAAGGAGCCGTTCCGTCACCTGACGACGACCGCTTCCCTGCGCGGGATCGAAACGCTCCTTGGCCTCGCCGTGTCCGCTACGCCTGCCTCCGTTGGCATCTCGGAAGCCGCCTTCCTTGGCCAAGCCCAGGACATTCGTCGCATCAGCGGTGAAGCTCTCTCCTCCCTCCTGGGCCAGCAGAACAAGACGCAGACCATCCCGATGGATAGCCTGCGCTTGTATCGCAAGCAAATGGGTCGTCTGCTCTTCTCGTTCGTGCAGGAATATTTCGATGAGGAAACTCTTCTGCGCATTCTCGACCCCGAGAAAGATGCGCTGTTCCTGCAATCGTTCAAGGATGAACAACTACTGGATGAATACGACGTGATCGTGGAGGAAGCACCCACGTCACCGAACGAGAAGCAGCAGACTTTTCAACTGTTCATGGAGACGGGCTTCCTCACCCAACTCATGCAGTCGGGCATCCCGATTCCCCCCGCGCTCGCGGACTTCTTCCCGATCCCCGCCGAGGCGGCGGCTCAGTTCAAGGAAGTTCTCCAGGGCGCGTTCGATATCCAGAAGCTCGGCATGGAGCTTCAGAAGATGCAGATGCAGCAGCAGATGCAGCAGCCTCCCGCGCCGCCGCCCGGTGCCGCTCCTCCACAGGAAGGAGCCGCGCCGCCGCCAGAGCAGGGAGCGCCGCCACCGCCCCAAGGTCAGCCCCCGGTTATGTAACAGGAAGGAAGGAAGGCAATGATTCAGGACGAGAAGCAGACCATCGACAGCCACATCGCAGCACTGTTCGACTCCCCCACTTCGGGCGACCCGGAGGAAGTGCCGACCGATGGGTCGCCAGTCGAAGGAGAAGAAGTCGAAGGCGAAACCCTGGAAGACGCGCTCGCGGATGGCGACGAGGGCGAAGAGGAAGCCGAGGAAACCGAGGAGCAAGCGAGCACGGTCGCCTCGCTCCACCAGCGCATCGCCGCCGCCCGCCTGCGCGAGATTCACAATCTCCGCACCCAGAACCGCGCCCTGAAGGCGCAGCAGGATGCGGTCAATCAGCGCGTCTCGCAGATCGAGTCGCGGTTCCAGCAGGCTGAACAGCCGGTCATCGACCAGGAGCTACTGGACGCCGACCCGGCGCTGCGCTACTTCCACGACCGCTTCGAGAAGCTCGAGGGCAAGGTCAACCAGGCGCTCACGCCGCCTCCCGGCATCGAGGGGCACATCGCCCCGGAAGTGTTCGATGAGTCGGTGCGCTACGCCCAGGAGTCGCGCCAGGCGTTCAAGCAGCACACCCGCGATTGGGACGACGCCTACCTCTGGCTGCGCGACAAGGTGGCAGCGGACAACGGCTTCGCCGCCAAGAACGAGGCGCGCAACGAGTTCCTGAACGTGACCGAGGCCAGCGCCGTGCTGCACTGGATGGGCAACGGCCAGGACCCCGCCGCCGAAATCTACGAGCGGGCGGTCGAGGCGGGCTGGCGTCCTGGGATGCGGACCAACGGCGCACCACCGCGCAGTCTCTCCAATACGTCAAAGGTGCGGCGCGTGAAGGAGGTGCTCGGCTCTCCTTCGCTCTCGGGGATGCGCGGCGACAAGGCCGAGGGCGGCAGCTACATCTCGACCAAAGAGTTCCATCGGCGCTATTCTCACGACCAGCGCATCCGCCTCTACCAGGGCAGCAACGGTGACGAGATTCACGAACAGGTGGCGTCCGGTCGCATCGACACGTCTCTTCTTCCTTGAGGTGATCCATGCCTGAGCAATCCATGTTCGTGGGGCCAAGCGGCCCCGCCAACCCGAAGCAGCAGCGGCAGCAGAACAAGCAGAACCGGCAGATGAACCGGATGCAGCCGCCACAGCAAGCGCAACCGATGCCCGCGCAGCCTGTGGGCCAGCCGGGAGGTATGCCGATCCTGCCCTACAACCCGTCCCAGGTCACGCCTCCTGGGGGCTTCCCCGGCCAGCCGAGGCCCATGCCGCAGCCCGGTCAGCCGGGGGGTCCACAGCCCGGCCTACCGCCTCAGTGGACGCCGCAGGGGCCTGGCGCTATCGGCGGGGGTCCTGGCCCCGGCGTCCCTCCTGGCTTCGGCCAGCCGCGCCCGATGCCGTCCACCGGGCTTCAGGGCCAGATGCCGGGAATGCCTGGCGGGATGCCCAATCTTCAGCAGGCGCAGCAGATCGAAGCCCTGATGAATGCGCAGCGGATGCGCTCACCGTTCCTGGGACCGCCCAGGTAAGATAGGAGGACCGATGCCGTTTCCGAAGCAGTTCTCGAAGGACGAACTGGAAGTCAAGGGTGGCTTCCCCTCGAAGAAGGGGAAGAAGAAGAAGGCCAAGAAGAAGGGCAAGTCGATGAAGGCTGGCCCCGGCAAGAATCCGTTCGTCAAGTACTGACCTGTCCCCGCCGCTCGCCCCCGGCCTAACAGGGGTGCTTTCGCGTCTCCGGCGTTACGGGAGTTTTCGGGCAATTCGCCTCCCCGCGAGCGGGCGAATCGAAACTCGTAACGCTGGAGATACCGTTGGAATACATCAAGAAGCTCACCAAGTTCGTGGTGGCGTCGGTCGAGATGATCGACACCGACCACGAGTTCACCGTCAAGCATTGGGAAGAGGGACTCGAGGCCGAGGCCCTCAAGAAGATCACCGTGATGGGGCTGATGGGGAAGCGCAGCGACTCCATCATCCAGATCAAGGACGATCTCACCAAGGGTCCCGGCGACCGCATCCGTTTCGGACTGCGGCTCCAGAACCTCCGCGCTCCGATGACCACCGGCACCAAGGTGGAAGGCAACGAACAGGTCCTCTCCAAGCGGTACGAGGACATGTACATCGGGGAGTTCGTGGACGCCTACCGCTTCGAGAACGTCATGTCCCCGCAGCGCGTGACCTACGATCAGCGCGACGAGGGCAAGGCGGCTCTGGCGGATCAGTTGTCCCACGCCTTCGACACCTCGTTCTTCAACCAGATCGCGGGCGTGGCAGCGGTCGGCGGCGCGGTGACGTGGCAGGGCCACAACACCATCGTCGCTCCGGACGCGGCCCACAAGCTGGTCGCCTCGTTCGACGGCACCGAGGCGAACATCGCCACGACCGACACCTTCTCGCTCGATCTCGTCAGCCAGTGCGTCGCCCGCGCCAAGGTGATGACGCCCTCCATCCGCCCCGCCCGCATCCCCGGATTCAGCGAGCCGATGTACGCCTGCTTCGTGCATCCGTACCAGGTCCGCGACATGAAGGAAGCGGACGGTCGGTGGGACGTGATCCAGCGCGAGATGATGCAGGGCGGTGTCACCAAGGACAACCCCATCCTCACCGGCGCTCTGGGCGTCTACGAAGGCGTCTGCTTCTACGAGTCCTCGCGGGTGCCCATCATCGGCACCTCCACGCACGCCACCCTCCCGGTCCAGTACGGGCGTGCGATCTTCTGCGGCGCTCAGGCGGCAGTCGCGGCCTGGGGTCGCATCGGCGGCACCCCGCAGCGGTTCCGTTGGGTCGAGAAGCTGTTCGACTACGACCGTGAACTCGGCGTGCTCGGCGGCTTCTGCGGCGGCATCAAGAAGGTGGTCTGGAAGGACGTGGCAGGCGGACCCGCCCCCGCGTTCGACTTCTCCACCATCACCATCTCGACGGCAATGGCGGCTGCGTAAGCCGCTCGCAGTCCCGGCAGGGGTGTCCTTCCTCCCCTGCCGGGACTTGCGACCCGTGGGTCGCCACTCACCCGAGGCAACATGGATATCACCACCTGTCATCACCGGCTGATGGACGACGTGAAGCGGCGCACGCAGGCCGACTCCAATCAGGCGATGCTCGCCATCATCGACGCGATGGAGTTCTACAAGTACAAGGAATTCCACTTCAACCGGGAATGGCAGCAGGTCTACTTCCCGGCTGGCGTCAACACCCTGAACGCGCCCATCGCCCCCATCGGCATCCCGGTGACGCGCCCCGGCATCCCTACCGGCACCATCCGTCCGATGATTATTCAGGTGGTCGGTCAGGTGCTCGCGGGTGACGTGGACCTGGGCACCGTCTCCTCCATCGGTCAACTCTCCGAGCAACCGCTGATCGAGGTGGACAACTCGACCATGTGGCTGCTGGCCGGAGGCACCGGGCAACTCAGCGAGCCGCATCGCGGGATGCCCACGCACTACACCTGGCTCGACGGCCCGACCCGTTCCATCCGCATCTACCCCACCCCCAACGTGGACCTGGTGGCGGACGTGTACGGCTCGACCGACGCCTACCGCCCGCGCTATAGCTGGACCGCCAACAACTGGCTCTTCGAGCAGTTGGAGTTCTCGCAAGGAAACCTGGCCGACACCCTGGTCTGGGAGTGGGTGACGCTGCGCCCCACCTTCACCAACGTCTGGTTGCAGTTCGCGGAGCAGATGATCCGCGCCTGGGCGCGGCACTACCTCTACGCCAACTTCTACGGCGACCAGAAGATGATGCAGGTCGCTGGCGGTCAGGTGCAGCGCGAAGAAGAGCGCATGATGTTGGAGAAGGTCGCGGGTTCGGGCGGCAACCTGTACATCAAGCCATCCTCGCTATGACCATCTCGAGCCTGCGGCGTCACGTCATCCCCGCCGTTGCCTGGTCGCCCGACTCGCAGGAGTTCGAGCGCGGCATCCTCGACTTGATCTGCAACGTGATCCCGGTATTCGGTTCGCACCGGGCGATCAACAAGGTCAAGCGGCTGTCGGTCTGCCCCGGCCCCGACGACGACCGGCGCGTCACCGGCACCTACGTTCACCGCCTGTCGGTGGACCAGTCGCTCGACGTGATGCAGCCGGACTACGCGGAGTCCTCGCCGCCGTTCGGGCCGATCAAGTTCGGGTTCCAGGTGGTCCCCGCTGGCCTGCTCCACGAGGACCCGCCCGGTTCCAACTTCGGCTGGAATCAGTTCTACGTTGCTCTGCGCGGCCTGTCCTCCGACACCGCGACCACGGTCCTGCTCGTACCTACCGGGAACCTGGTCGAGTTGTTCGGCCTGCTGTCGTCGCCAAAGCGGACGTGGGATGCGGTCAGCCCGCTCCTGCTCAGCCTGATCTACCGCATCTCGCCGGGGTTTGTCGGCACCTACAGCTTCTCGGTGGAGCTTGGCTACACCACGCCGATTGGGTCAACCAACCCGGCGAACTTCGTGCCGTTCGTGCCGCCCGCGATCTTCTCCAAGTCGGGCAACCTGGCCGCTGACGCCAGCCTGCTCTACGTGTCGCAGATCATCAGCGTTCCCAACGCCAACCTGCCAGCGTTGCCCACGACGCAGCGGTACGCCTGGCGCATCCGCCACAACATCCCGCTGGCGTCCACGACGGACGTGCTCTACAACCCCACGGAGATGTTCGCGCCGCTGGTGGGGCAGGTTCTCCAGTGGGTGAACCAGGCCAACTCCTCCGCTTCCGCAGGCGTGCTAGCGGCCATCCAGGGCGTGGTCGCCAACGTCTACACGCCTGACGTGAGCACCTACGCGCAGTCGATCAAGCTGTGGAGCAACCAGTCCTCGTACACCGCCGCCCTGAGTTTCAAGGTGGCGTTGCCCAACTTCACCAATCTGCTCGGTCACAAAATCTCGTTCACTTGGAGCGTGCAGGGTTCGATCTCGCAGTACGTGCAACTCGTCATGCACGAAGGTTCGCCCGATGTGTCTCCGTTCAAGCACATCCAGACCTGGGGCAACCTGACTTCCAACATCGGATCGGCGGCGGTCAACACGCCGACCCTGTTCCCGATCACCGACGTGAATCCGACGCTGATCGCGCAGATTCAGAATTGGGACAACGTGTGGTTCACCTTCGTGGCTGGACCACCGCTGGCGACCACGCTGATTACCACCGCGCTCGACGTGATCCCGACCGGGTTCCATTTCTCCGGTCTATTCGAGGGACTCGGAACGTGGGACCTGGTGGGTGCCGCTACCGAGATGGCGGCGCTGTCGGATGCCAGCGACGCGAGCTTCGTGCGCAGTCCGCTGAACCCGTCCCCTACGCCTCCGGGATCGCTGGCTTTCTGGGCGACGCTCGGCCACCAGGTGGAGCCGCTGAACATTCCGCGTGAGGCCATCTCCAGCGTGAAGGTGGTTTTCCGCTCGCGCTACATCGGCGCAACGGCGTCGTCGTATACGCGGGTGAACGTGGGCGTTCAGGACACCAGCGGCCACAAGTGGTACTCGATCAGCCAGAACATCTTTCACCAGTTCAATCCGTTTGGTTCGTTCCAAGACCTGACTTTCGAGTTGAACGCCCAGGGCATCAACACCATCACCGACTGGAACAACCTCATCATCGGACTCTTGGTGTACTCCGACTCCAAGGGGCAGATCGAGATTTCCAGGCTCTACGTGGAAGTGCAGACGGGCACTGGCTCGGAAGTTCGGCTGCATGGCTTCGCCTACCACGGTCCCAAGATCGGAGACGACGCCGCCGGTGCTCCTATTGATATCTCGTGGATGCGCGCAGACGGACCCGCCGCGGTCGCCGCCATCGCCGCCGATTCGCTCCTGGGCTACATCGGCACGGTCGAGCATCCGTCGTCGCTCACTCAGGTTGGAAAAATCTACGAGGTGGAGAGTCCGCTGTTCGATCCCTGGAACGACGTGTCGAAGCCGGGTGGCTACTCCTCGAACGAGCGCGACAAGTCTTGGAGCTTCACCAACTACGGCGAACTGGTCATCGCCACCAACTACGCCGACCCGGTGCAAGTCAAGGGACCGCTGGACGTGGCGTTCCGCGATCTCATCGGCTTCGACTCGACCGGCATCGCCATTCCAAACTACGCCCTGGACCTGGGCGTGTACCCGCGTGCGCGATTCGTGGCGGCGATCAGCGGCTTCCTCTGTCTCGCCAACTGCGACCCCACGTCCGTCGTTGGCGTCGCCACGCCGTACACGTTCTGGTGCTCGTCCGCCGAGAATCCCGCGATCTTCAAGATTCTCTCCATCGAGCACAAGTCGTCCGCGTTCCCGCTGATCGCAACGCCTGGCGAGATCACCGCCATGACGGGCGGCGAGTTCGGCCTGATCTACAAGGAGAATTCGATCTGGCGGGCGAACTACGTGGGCCTGCCGCTGGTGTTCGACTTCAAGCAGGTTTCTCTCCAGCAGGGCACCACGCAGCCGCGCTCCATCGTGCGCGTGGACGACGACGAGTACTTCGTGGGTATCGGCGGCATCTACGTGGTGCGTTCTGGCACCAAGCTCGAGCCGCTGCTCGACAGCATCCACGTCCGCAAGTTCCTGTTCGACCAGAGCTTCGAGGAGTTCTCGATCTCCTCCGTGCTCTCCGCGCTCGAAAGCGAGAATTCCTCGCGGGTGATCGGCGCTTACGACGTGGTGTCGGGTTGCATCTTCTGGGCCTTCCTGTCGAAGATGACGCCGACCGACTTCTTCCGCTGCGACTGCATCCTGGTCTACTCGCCCACTGAGGGGAAGTTCTCGTTCATGCACGGCGACATGACCACGCTCTACGACGGCGAGCATCTGCCGGGAATCAGCGACTACTTCTCGGCAAACGATCTCCAGATCGGCGGCTTCCTCTCGCTCGGCAACCGCGCCGTCTCTTCAGAAACGTACCTGGTGAAGACGGTGCTCCCCATCGTCAAGGTGCCGCCTGAGCTTTCGTCGTTCGGCAACGTGGAAGTCTACGAATCGTTCTTCCGCTCGGGCACGATCCCAAGCTCGACGTTCCCCGGCTGCAAGGTGGGCGACGAGATCATCATTCACCAGGTGCGCCCCATCTTCGTGCTGGAGAAGGGCAAGGATGCGCT